CCAGCTTATAAATATGGTCGGTTCCTGCAAAATAAAGCTGACCCTCTACCTCTATAATCGAGTCTGGCGCTGTACAGCCGATATTCTCTTCAGATTCTATTAAAGCCCAGGAGGTAGGGTCTGTAGAAGGAATTTGGATCCTATAAATACCCTTTTCCATAAAAACAACCAAATCACCCATCATTTTACCAAGACCAGTAATCTCCCCTCCCTGGAGGTCCTGCAATTCAATGTAGTTGGATACCGGTAATACATCGGGTTGGTTTAATTCCGAGAAAATAATCCAGTTTTTATGGATCTCGTTTTCTCCATCTGGGTCTAAAGCGACATTTGCCACATAATTACGTCCGTCCAAAAACTGGGAGTATTTATAGTTTACATCTATATTACTAACACCCTCTAGTGGGTGAGAAGCACCATCGTATAAGTCTCTGTCATATACATATAAGGAAAAATCATCGCCAGAGGTTTTCTTGCGCCAGATGTAATTTGGGTTTAGAAAGAAATGAACAGACTCACCGGTTTCGGTTTGATAGTCTGAAGATAACTCACTACCAAACTTTACCGCGTCATCAGTGTTATTCGTAATTCGTTTAATTTCAGGGGTGTAGTTTTGGCCATAAGTAGTAGGGTCTTCCCCTTCTTTATAAACGTGGACAATGTTATCCTTACGGCCGTCTGTCCGGTCTAAATTAAGGGACCCACTAATGAGTGTATCTTTACCACCATAGCCCTTATAGGTGGTGATTGTGCTTTCTGTTATAATCATCTCGTCTATTAAGACTGTCTGCGCACTAGGATAGCTGTTAGATATAATTTTAAAAACGACATAATATGTCAGATTTCCACCTGATGAATTTGTAAAACTACCACCTACAGGGTCCCAATCTGGACTGTTATTTTTTGTCCCTGTGCTACCCCCCGCAGATATTGTCTGGAGTGATGTAAAATTACTATTCATAGAGGTTCTATCTGTAGTAACTGAAGTTGCATACCCTATTTCCACACTCCCGCCCGAGTTAAAATTATAGTTAGGGTTTAAAAAACATTTTAAATTATAGGTCCCCTCAGCTAAGGATCCTAATGACTTGTAGATAAGCCCATAACTACTATCCTGATAGTAATCTAAGATAAGGGCAACCCCTGCGTTCCTACTGCCATAGGCATTATTACTATTTGAGGAGGTTAGTATATGATCTTTATCTTCAATTGGCTCAGAAGAAGTGTCATCCGTTGAGGTCCAACCTGAGCTTAGATCTGGCTCCGTCACACTCGCCCCATCCGGCAACAAATAAAACCACTCGTCCCAGATATTATCAGAAAGAGCCGTGTTTAGGATAAGTTGAGAAGTACTGTTATTAACTACTTCATAAGTGGTGCCATCTATCCATATATGCTCATCCTGCTCAGAATTAGACGTAAACGGTGTAGTCTCCACATAAATAACATTATTTACTGAGCCGGTTCCATGTTTTAGTGTGGGATCATTATCCCCTAGGGTGGAGGTTGATAAAATCTTATAATACGGTCCACCCGGATCTGTAGAGCGGTAAAAATTAATCCCAGTCAAACGTGGCTTCCAGTTTGTGACTAAATCGTTAAAATCTAACTTGAAAAATAACCCTTTATGTGTGGTTGCACTGTCTACGCTTGATGAATCTGCGAAAATCTCAGACAACAACCCCTCCTGGTTTCCGTCATACACAGGTGACATTTTATAATAATAGGTGTAGTTTTTAAAATCTAAGCCCTTGCCATAAGATATTGTGCCGGGATTAGATGTCATCCCTGACGGGGATTTGTCAAAGTTATATGGGGGAAGCTTAGGGGTTACCGTGTCTATTTTAAACCCGCCATTTTCAGCAGAAGCATAATAATGACCTGTGGCGGTCTGCCATAATCCCCAGAAAAACTCTCTGTCTATATATTGGATAATTCGGGGTTCATTATCACGACCATTTGCCAACCGTAAAAAGTCGGCATAATTATAAAGTCTTACCTCTGTTGATGAGTTGGCAAGGGAGCTTGATGTACTCCAGGTCGTGTCAGCCTCCGCAGGAGATGCGTAGTATATTAAGTCGTTGGTAAGGTCAGCCCACACCCAGTAAGTGGTGCCGTTTGGGGCGACCCATCGGATAATCCGGTCTATATATGAAGAGACCGAAGTCCGGTCGCCAAAGTGTCCCCGTGAGGTTATTTTGCCAGGGACGTGAATATCAAAATTTTGTAAAACGGTACACCCGTCAAGACCTATGTCTTCCGGGTCAGGGTAAGTTTTAAGTCCTCCGTTTAAGGGTATTTCTTTGATCATACACGAGCATTCAAGGTGTTGATCTGATTTAAAGCGGACTGTAAGGCAGGGGCTCCCCTTTCAGGTTTATTGTCCTCGACCCACAGTAAATGTTCAGCATAGTCGAGTAGGATGGAATCTAAATTAGATCCAAGGTCATCTACAGAATTAATAGTGCAATCACCTCCGGACGTTGTCACATCCGCACCTATATCCTCATCGACGGTGATTGTGTCACTAGATATCGATGCGATCGTGTATCTCCCTGCGTCAGTAAGGTCGGTTCCAGCTATATCTATTAACTGACCTTTAGACAGGTCGCTGAAATCTTCACCAGCTACCTGAACAGTATTAGCAGATGCAACTGTAGTGATATTTTTCCCAGAGATACTGAAATGTTTATACGGCTCCCTAAAATACTCCACCCTTATCGTAGTGCCGGTATCATAGGGTTTTACGTTTATAGACTCGTTTTTGAGCCAAAATACCGGCTGATACGTACCCACAGGGATAGAGCCTGAAACTGTATCTACCTGGTTAGTAAAATAAGCGTTGTCTGACTGGTCTTCATGAGAGATGGAATCGGCGTATTTTTTTATATTAGAACTACCATTTAATGCATCCACATACACCCTTTTAATGCCATTCCGTAATGGGGGTACACTACCAAACGCATCGATAAAACTAACCACTCCACCGACTAGGGTTAACGAATCTGTTAACACTTCCAACCGGCCAAGAAAACTCCAGTCTAAAAGATTGGCCACAACATGGGAAGCCTGATCAAGGGCGCTTTTCTTCGAGGTGGAAGAAAAGTTATCCTCAGCCGAGTCTTCGAGTCTATTTCCTAAATGTGTGAGTAAGTCAGATGTTTTCATATTTCCCTAATACCCCCTCCCCGAAGAGAGGGGGATTAGTTTTAAGGGTTATTAAGTAACCTCTACCCATGTGCCATTTGCAACCGTGCACCCATACAACTTAGCAGTAGCAGTATCCCAATAGATACTACCAACTGAAGTAGTGTGGTCCGGTTCACCAGTACCAGTGTAGAACTTTGCCCCACCTATCATGGTGTAAACAAATCCACCAGCGTCTTCCTGAGTAACTAACCCTGCTGATTTTTTATCAGCACTCGTTTGAGCTGTAGCCATTATCTACCTCCTTAATAAGCTGTAGGAAGCCCATAGATCACACCCTGCATTCTGGAGTTGGTGCAGGTTAACTGCCCCATCCAGAAAATCTTAGCGACTTGAGCGTCCTGGTTAACGGGTTTCTGGAATGCCTCAAACGAGAAATTCCGTTTAGAATGGACTTTGAAATCCAGATACTTCGTGTTCAAAAAGTACATGTGACCAGCAGGAACATGAGAGTCCACTACAACATTTGCACCTTTAAAACGTAAAGCCTGGAATCCGGCATCCACTAACTTAGCGTCACCCTCAAACCGTTTGTTCGGCTGAAGGGCTGACTCGTAAGCATCATACAGAATCTGGTTGGTTACAATCATATCAGGAGAATCATTATCGATGGTACAAGCACCATAGGCTTTGGTCATCGCTTTAACGATCGCACTTTGACCACTTGTGACAGCGACTGCATTATCCCAACTTGTAATACCAGAACCATCATGTTCAACCGCATCCCACCATGTGTAGGTTGCAGAATCAATACCACCTAATGTTCGGTCGGCACCAATAACATGATTATCTTCTGTTCCGTCTGTTGCTGTGCTGTACGCAATCGAGGTTATCTCGTTGCTACCAACAGCACCTGTATTAAACACCTTATCACCAAACAGGTCTTTTAAAGATTTCTCGGCGTTTTTCATCTTGCTTTTCAGCAAACTTAAAACTTGAGAGTCACCGGAGTTTTTCAACTCCTCTTCACCTGAGATGGTAATAGTGGCGTAGGCTTGCTTCCAATTCCACTCAGCGGCAGTGATAGGATCACTTGGAGTAGTATCAAGCACATCGTACCCAGCATAAAATCCCTGGGCACCGTTTTTACCGTATTCTAACGGGGTTATAATCTTTTTACCGCCGTCCAGTTTTTCAGCGTTTTTCAACAGCTTAAACGTCAGGACGTTGGAATTAAAGATATTATCCACCAGAACAGGCAAAAACTTGTCTCGTGTGAGAGCCGTAAGGCTACCATAATTTAAAGCCATTTTTTACCTTTCTCCCCCGGACGTGGGGGATCCTAGAGGGGACAACCTCCAGGATTGGATTAATCTAAACTAAAGGGACTAGGAGAAATATTCTCCTCCCGGCAAGCCGGTTAGGATTACGAAAAGTAATCTGCTACCGATTCAACGGTTATATCCTTGTAATCTTTCGGGACAAACGGAGTCTTAGTTTCTTTGGCTCCGGTTTCTGAAGCAATTACTTTGGAAGTGTTCCTTTTAGCGTTTTCCTCTATCTTTTTTTGGTGGGCAAGTTTATCAGACAACTTATCATAAGACCACAACTTAAACCCAGCGTCCAAATCAAGGATGTCATTTTGATCCACAAACTTCAAAAAGTCCGTAGAATTACCTTCCTCAAAAAAGTCTGGGTTCTTGTCTACGATCATATCTAGCTCCCTCTCTAATACCTTCACATTATTCTCAACCTCAATATTACTCAGGCGTTCATCTATCGAGTTAATACGGGGATCGACAGGCTCCTTTACGGGTTCCGATTCCTCCATAAACTCTTCCTGGGGGTCAAGGTTACCGAGATCATTAAAACCTAACTTTTGTAAGGTCTCTTGATCATCGTAAAAATAATCCAAAATGTACTCCTTAAATGCCTGGTCATCGCCATACATCTTAGAGAACTTGTTCCACCGTGCCAGATCTTGAGCTTTATGGGTGTTGGACTTAGTCCAGTCAGACTTATTTTTAGAGTCTTTCATCCAATTAAGGATGTCTTCCTCAGAATAGATCTTCCCATCTATCTCAAAACCATCCGCTTCCTGCTCATTTGCTGACGATTCGTCAGATTCACTGGTTTCGGTTTTAACCTCCTCCTTCTCTGGATTTGGTTCTTGAGGTTGAACCTCTTTTGGAGACTGTGTAGTCTCGCTAGACAGGGATGCTATTTCCTCGGGGGAAATCTCTACCTGTCCATAGTTATCTACCATAGGGACTCCTTTGGTTGGTCTTTTTGGTGATCTTTTTCAGCGTAGCTTCTTTCGCCATCTGCTGAATTTTTGGGTCCTGGGATTGGTATGCGCTCATCACACATTCCTGT